AGCCATATTCTGAGTGGTTACAAAAATGTACTGGTAAGAGGTATCGTTATGCTCAGAAAAATTAAATTACATGGGGAACTTGCTGATTTTTTAGGTCAAGATGAATTTGAGGCTGTTGTAAAAACTACAGCACAAGCAGTTAAATTTTTAATAACAAATTTTCCAAAATTAGAAGCATATATGAGTAATAGATATTACCAAGTATTAGTTGGAGAGAATGAATTAGATAAAGATCAGATTCATGATCCTGTAGGAAAATCAGAGATACATTTTGTACCTGTTATTACTGGTGCTGGTGGTAGCAGTTTTAATAGGATTTTACTAGGTGGTGCTTTAATTGGTGCATCATTCTTATTTCCCGGTGCTGGTATGTTTGGAACAATAGGTGCTGGGGGGAAGATTGCATATGGAACAACTCTTGGAACAACTGGATTAGCTGCTGGTAGTGCGGTTATGACAGGAATTGGTACTGCCTTAAGTGTTGTAGGTGCTGGAATGGTATTAAATGGTGTTACTGAAATATTATTTCCATTACCTACACCAGAAGAACAAGAAGATGATCCAAGAATATCATTTAACTTTTCTGGGGTGCAAAATACTAGCCGCGCCGGAACGGCACATCCAATTATATATGGAGAAATTGTGTGCGGATCTGTGGTGATTTCTGCTTCTGTTGATACGAATCAGGTGGTTGCATGACAAAGAAAATTATTAAAGGTGCTGGTGGCCCTCCTACTCCTCCTACGCCATATCGTGCGCCCGACACTTTAAACAGTAAACAGTTTGCCACAATACAAGACTTGTTGTCAGAAGGTGAAATAGAGGGATTTGCAACACCATCAAAAGCTCAAATTTCTAAAAGTTCTGCTGATTATTTAATAGCAGCACAAAAAGATATATTCCTTAATAACACACCAATACTTAACGCTAATGCTAGTAATAGTAATCCAACAGATGCAGATTTTAATTTTCAAAGCGTTGTATTAGATGCGCGTTTTGGTACTAATAATCAACTTGTTATATCTGGCATTGAATCAAGTGATCCTGTTAACTCAAGTCCAATATCCGGTTTCCCTAGATCTTGTACTGTTGCTAATGGTGGAGTAACTCAAGCTATAGCACTTAATAAAGATGCAGTAAGGGTAACAATATCTTTTCCTCAATTACAAAAAGCGGAGGATAATGGAGATTTATTAGGTTCAAGCGTTGAGTTACAAATTCAGTTACAAACTAATAATGGCAGTTTTCAAACAAAAATTACAGATACTATAACTGGAAGATCTGCTGATTTATATTCCAAAGAATATCGTATAAATTTACCAGCTACATATTCACAAGCTGCTATCAAAGTTGTTCGAGTAACAGCAGATAGCACAGATAATTCATTGAAAGATGAATTTAGTGTTTCTGTTATGCAAGAAATAGTAGATGATCCGCAGACATACCCTGACTCTGCATATACACAACTAAGAATAGACTCTGAACAATTTAGTGCAATTCCAAGACGAGCATATCGAATAAGAGGTATAAAAGTACGAATACCAGCAGCTAATGGAGGGTTAACTCCAACTGTTGATTTACAGACAGGCCGTATAAATTACCCAGAAAACTACGTTTTTAACGGACAGATGGCAGCAGCTACTTGGTGTAGTTGCCCTGCGATGATACTTCTTGACCTTCTCACGACTAAACGCTATGGATTTGGAACTCATATAGCACCTAATCAAGCTAATGATTCTGAATTGTATGAAAATTTAGATTTATATGGTTTTGTTGCTGCAAGTAGATATGCGAATGAGTTGGTTGACGATGGATTTAGCGGTCAAGAAGCAAGGTTTAGCTGCAATGTAAACATACAATCATCGAAAGAAGCTTTTAATTTAATTCAAGATTTAGCTTCAATAATGAGATGTATACCTGTTTGGTCACAGGGATCTATTTCTATTGTTCAAGATTCACCAACAGATCCTAGCTACCTGTTTAGTTTAGCTAATGTAACGCCAGCAGGGTTTAGTTATACAGGTTCTAGTCTTAAGCAAAGACATTCTGTTGTGAGTGTCAGTTATTTTAATATGGATTCAAGAGAGATGGATTTTGAGGTATATGGCGATGGCAATACTACGGCAGAAGTTAATAGAAGGGCAAAACTTGGAATAGTATATAAACAGGTTAAAAGTTTTGGCTGTACTTCTAGAGGACAAGCGCAGCGTTTGGCTCGTGCAATAGTCTTCTCGGAAGAACAGGAAAGCGAGGTAATAAACTTTTCAACATCAATGGATGCTGGAGCAATAGTTAGGCCAGGTAGTGTTATTGCTGTTAATGATCCAGTTAGACAAGGAGAAAGAAGATCAGGACGTATTGCTTCTGCGACAACAACACAAATCACAGTTGATGATACTGCTAATCTTGAAAGTTTTGGAGGCAGTAATAAAAAATGTAGTGTGATAATGCCGGATGGTACTGTTGAGAAGAAAGCTTGTACTGTTGTTGGAGACAAAATTGATCTTACAAGCGCATTAAGCACAACGCCTAATGTAAACTCTATTTGGTTATTAGAGAGTGATGGAACTGGAGAAGAACCACAAACTTTTAGAGTTATAAGTGTAGAAGAACAAGATGGTATTAATTATTCTATAAGTGCCTTGGCTTATAGATCTGATAAATATACAAATATAGAATCAACAGATTTCCCTACTTTACCAGCAAGAAACATATCAAGACTCAACGAATTAAAACCAGCACCAACTATAAAAACTCCAATATTAGAAGAAGTAGTTGTTGTAAATAATATTGCAATAAACAGATTACTAATTTCTTGGCAACCTGTTGCTGGAGTTACTCAATATCAAGTCCAATATAGATTCCAAAATTCAAACTGGGTTACTGAAATTGTATTTAGACCAGATATAGAAATTATGAATACACAAGCCGGAACTTATGACATAAAAGTATTTTCATTTAATGCTGCTGGTCAATTGTCATCAACTCCCTCTTCTACTCAATTCAATGCAGAAGGAAAAACAGCAGTACCAAATGATGTACAAAATCTATCATTAGAACCTGTAAACGATAAGTTGGTAAGATTAAGGTGGGATAAATCTATTGATGCAGATGTTTTACATGGAGGTCGAGTCTACATTCGACACTCAAACAAGACTGATGGTACAGGAACTTTTGCTAACTCTGTAGACCTTGTTCAAGCTGCTGCTGGAAATACCACAGAGTTAGTTGTACCAGCTTTAGAAGGTGAGTATATCGTAAAATTTAGAGATGATGGAGAAAGATTTAGTACAGGAGAAACAAGTGTAATTTTAGACTTACCAGACCTTATAGATACACAGGTAATTCTTACAGAAAGAGATGATGATAATAATTATCCTGGTACTAAAACTCGCACAAGTACTAGCAGTAATGTTTTAAGTCTTACTAATCCAGCAGCTACTAATGGATTAACAGGTACTTATGATTTTCAAAATACAATAGATTTAGGTGGTGTGTTTTCTCTTAATTTGAAAAGAATACTGCAAACAGTTGGGGTGCAAATTGGTAATAATATTGAGTCACAAATTCCAGATTTACCTCCAGAATTAGGTGGGCCTGCTGGAGGTGGTTGGGATAATTATGCTACTAATGGTAATTTTGATGGTACTGCTATTGAAGATGTTAATGCTCAAATGGTGGTAAGAACAACTCAATCAGATCCATCAGGCTCACCAACATATTCATCGTTTAATACTTTTGCAAATGGAACATTCAAAGGTAGAGGTTTTCAATTTAGATTAAATCTAACTTCTGAGAATACAGGTCATAATATTAATGTTATTCAAGCTGGTTTTATTGCATCATTTGAGTCTAGAACTGAGAGAAGTTATATAAGTGGTGGTACTACTTCAACTGCACCATTGTCTTCTGGAGTTTCTTCTTCTGGTTTAGATGTAACTTTTGCAAAACCATTTTTCACAGGTACTTCTAGTTTGGGAGGAGTAAATGCTTTCTTACCCTCAGTTGGTATTACAATACAAAACGCATCTGCTGGAGAATATTTTGTATTGTCAGGAGTTACTGGCACAGGCTTTAACATAAAAATATTAGAT